CTGCCCAGCTAAACCAGTCATCAAATGAAACAGCAAGTTCCAAGTGAACAAAACGATTAGCAAGCGGAGCAGGCATACGATATGTAACACCTTTGTCAGCATCTCGGTTACCGGCTGCGACAATCATTACGTTATCTGGAAGTTTATATTGCCCTACTTTGCGATTGAGAATCAATTGGTATGCTGCCGCTTGTACACTAGGCGCTGCCGAATTCATCTCATCTAAAAACAATACAATATGATCAAATTGTTTTGCAAACTCTTCACTTGGAAGTTCTGCTGGTTCCGCCCAAACCATTTTATTATCATTTGCCGCATAGTAAGGAATACCCTTAATATCTGTTGGTTCCCAAAGTGACAGTCGAATGTCAATCAAATGTGAGTTTGTAAAACTTTCTGTAATCTGTTTGACGATATCAGACTTACCAATGCCTGGAGGTCCCCAAAGAAAGATAGGACGTTGTTTTTTCATAGCATGTTTGATGCTAGCCTTTGCTTTATTTGGACTTACTGTACGTGTTGCTACGTTTTCCATTATGTACCCTTTTTTAATCAGTGCTTAATTTGTTAGTATGTATATATAATACATTAAGATAACATAAAAGTCAAGTCTTTTTTTGCCAAAATTACTCTTTATCTTGTCTTTTAAGTGCCTTGGTTAGTCCGTATTTTTGTATATCTCCGCTAAAAAGATGCAGTTCGACTGCCTTCTTTTCGTTAGTAACATATATGCTGTAATTTGTTAGATAGTAAGGACAATCAATAAATTGATCTAACCAAATTATTGTATTAGTTGTTGGTTTGAAATCTCTAGGTAGAGGAACTTCATATACTGCTAAATCTAATTCTTCAGTAATAAATCTGTATCCTTCCTCAGTCAGTCGCAACCCTCCTTCATTTTTATTTCGAGTATTTTGCCACCAAATCGGATAATATTGTTTTATTGTAACTGGATTAGCACTTTTGCCACTTTGTGATAAGAATATCTTAGTATATGTTTCTTTCCAGTTCATTCTTCGTCAACTTGTTCACCGGAAATTAATTTATACACTTGAAAGTCATCGCAGTTGAATACGCTGTTTAATTTTGTTGCAAGATTATGAGCGTGTCCTGGATTAGAAAAACTTGTTTTCTTATACTTAGGTCCCGGATAATTTGTTAACACATTAGAGCTTTTTAGATTAAACGGTTCGTTTTTGTAAAAAACAGCCCAGATTGCTTCTGCTTTGAGGACCTGTTCGCTTCTATAGGTCTTTTTATCTATATGTTCTAATAACACAGTAGGCTTAGGTCTACTCATATGCGTATCCTTTAAATTATGTACGCATATATTTATCTCTTTTTAGGTTAAGTACGTAGTTTACTTCCAGCCACTTCCGCCGTCTAATGATACTTGTATAACTTCATCTTCTCTAGATACTTGCTTTATTAGTAACTCTTCTAGGTTACCATTCAATTTTGCCATAACTTCGCCTAGAGTTAATGCTAATCTTCTAGCATTCTGAATTTCTAATCTAACTTCACGCTGATTACTTGCATCTGCACTTTTTACTTGAGAAATAAATTGTTGAATAGAATTTGTATTGATAGTATCATTTTGCATTTGCTTGACTCAATGCTTGTTTCATTTCTAAATCTGTTTTAAAAGGTCCTTTAGTTTCGTAACGTTCTACAGTGATTAACTTAGGGCAAAAACTTTTTACCCAACCTTTATCAAAATGAATAATGTAATAACCTGCACAGTACAAACTTTTTGATTTAGAACTTTTTGTATATAGCGGCAGTTTCTTTTTCACATCAAACATACTATTGAATGGTACTGTACTTGTAGGAAATCCGTGAACTTCTTTAGTAGCATCAACTTCGGTTATACTTTGTGCAAGCCAATCTAAGTCTTTGCCTAGGCCTTTTTGTAACTGCTTTTTATTTTTAAAAAAGCGTGTGCCGTTAGAATTACTTACCATAAATCTTTCATCCGCAACGCTTAACGTGCCTACTCTAACCCCGTGATCTTCTAAAATCCAAAATTTGTTTTTGACAATTTCTTTTGCTTTCATACTGGATACCTCGCTTGTAATGGTGGTGCATAAGTTGCTGCCTGATCTGCAATACGTTGCATATCCCATTTAGCACAAAACTTCATAAGTCTCATACCAACTTGTGTAACGTCTTTAGGCTTAACTTCTGCAATAGTATTATTAATTATCTCTCTAATTTCTGCAGGTTGTGCAGATAAATCACACAATGTAACATTGCGGTTGTAATCATCTAGCACACGGTGTTCTGTACCTTCATGATCTACCCAACGCTGTAACATCATATTATTCCAGTTGTAGCCTTTTGTGTCTTTATCTGCGTATGCTTCTAACAAACCCACTTTGTTCTTTGTGCCTTTCTTACGGACACCTGGATATGCACTAAACACATTGTCACTAGTGTCACCACGCATACATTTTTCAAACAGCATAAACGCAGGATCAGGCGCAGGCTTAGGCTCACCTGTTTTCTTATCAATCACAGGTTTACCTTTGTCGTCAAAGTAGCCTTCGTGTGTGATAGTTGTGTTGCTAACACCATTGTATTGCTTAACATTAGGTGCAATAAGTTGTGCAAAATCACCATCAGTACTAATAATAACGTGATTGTCATTAGGATGATTTTGTACCCAACCTGCAATCAAATCATCTGCTTCTAGTTGCGGATGACGCATCATAGTACAATTAGTCTTTTCGCCAATAAAGTCTTTAAATTCGTCAAAAATTTCCCAAAACACTTGATCTTCTTCTTGCTGTGCAGGAGTCATTGCATCGCGAGTTTCTTGCCTATTACGCTTGTAAGGTGCATAGTGGTCTTTGCGCCAACTACGTCCTTCTAAACAGAATACAATATGATCAGCATCAAAGTCAGTCCATGCCTTTTTTACGCTGTTAAGCGTAATGTGTAATGCCATACCTACCTTAGTATCTACATCGCCACGTACTACGTGCCGAGCTCTAAAGAAAGTGTTTGCAGTATCAACTAGTACATAAGTTGCCATTTAATTCTTCTTCCACATAACGTTTCAATTCGTGGTCACCGATGTTGTCAGGTATCTCATTCTTGTAAAACAATCGATAACTGTCACTACCGTATTTTCCAATTCCATATAACATAGTAGCATCATTACCGTCCCATGTCAAGTAATCTTCTGACATTTTATACAATCTATTTGCCCGAACTGTTTTCATTCCTAGAGGTGCAACAACTTCCTCTATGTCATTTTTGGTTGCATGTAGCAGTGCAATAGGAGTAGGCCATTTTTCAAAAAAATCTGGCAGTACTCTTTTAACTTGCTTGCGATTAGTGCAATTTAAACAAATAACGCCTACCATATGTTGCCATACAGTAGATACTTGTTGTTGTACCATTAACTCGTCACGCATTATGATACTTCACTTTTGTTTTTATCTATTGGAACAACATTAATATGTCCCATTTCTCGATCGACACTTTGTCCTTCTTCTTGAAGCATTTGACTGACAATAGTTCTAAACCATTGATCTACAATTTCTTCTTGTGTTTCGCCTTTGTATCCAGCATCAAGTAGTTGTTCGATAAACTCGTTATTCCAGTCAAGTTCAAAGAAACCGTTTTTAATATTATCTGGATTTACTTGCGTATCTAACACAGCAACCCAAGGCTTTTTTGCTTTGTCTGCTGCTTGTTTTTCTGCTTCTAGTGCTTCGCGACGAAGCTCTTCAGCAGTTTTTACTTCTTCTGTAGCCTGCTCTTTCTGTTTATCTCTTACGAGTTTATTCCACCATCCCATTATATACCTGCCTCTCTTACTCGATCCTCGAGTGTTTTTGCTTTAGCTTTTTGTTTAGCTTTCTCATGTTCAATAAATTCATCTGGGTCGAATTCGTTCTCACGTCCCCCACGCATTTCCGAATAATGAGATGTGGAGTCTTGGGGTAAATCTCCATCCTCTTTCCATACACGCTTCGGCAACGTCTTTAACATTGAGACTGTATTCTTCACTGCGTCCGCCCAGCGGCATAAGATATACTGGACATTGAACCCCGGCGTCTCTGTAAGCCTCCACAGCCCTTGTAACTTCGTCAAAGTCATCTTGA